CAGAAATGTGGATGGAAGGCGACAACGGTTACGGAAAACTTAAAATTTTACCAACACCTATGGGACAACTAGTGAAAACAATGCTTGAAAGCGGAGTCAAACTAGGTGTCTCATCACGTGGTTCTGGTAACGTTAGTGAAAGCGGAAACGGAGAAGTTTCCGATTTTGAAATTATCACTGTGGATGTAGTGGCACAGCCATCAGCACCCGGTGCATATCCAACTCCAATTTATGAACAACTTATGAATGCACGAGGTGGAATGAAGGCTTATCAATTTGCACAGGCAACAAAAGAAGACCCTAAGGCACAAAAATATTTAAAAGAATCTCTGATTAATATAATCAGTAGACTCCAATAAAAGGAGAAATAAAACATGTTGGATGCACTAAAAACACTTTTCGAAAACGATGTTGTTTCAGAGGATGTGCGTAAACAAATTGAAGAAGCGTGGGAAGCAAAAATTAAAGAAAATAAACTTGCTGTAACCGCCGAACTCCGTGAGGAATTCGCTCAGAAATACGAACACGACAAGGCTACTATGGTAGAAGCCATTGACAACTTAGTATCTGAGAGATTATCTGCAGAAATTACTGAATTTACAGAAGATCGTAAACAGCTTTCTGAAGCTAAAGCAAAATATGCAGTAGCTATGCGTGAAAATGCAAAGTTACTAAAAGGTTTTGTAATGGAATCACTTAAAAAAGAGGTTTCAGAGCTACACGAAGAACAAAAATCAATGGCTAACAACTTTTCTAAATTAGAAAATTTTGTTGTTGACGCATTGGCCAACGAAATATCTGAGTTCTACGAAGACAAAAAAGACTTAGCTGCTACCAAGGTAAAACTTGTCAAAGAAGCTAAGAAACACTTGGCTAAAGTTAAAGAAAACTTTATTCAAAGAAGTGCTAAAGCAGTTTCTTCAACAGTTGACAAAGCTCTTAGAGGAGAAATTAAACAACTTAAAGAAGACATTGATGCAGCACGTAAAAATGACTTTGGGCGTAAATTGTTTGAAGCATTTGCAAATGAATATCAAGGTAGTTATCTAAACGAAAAATCAGAAACTGCTAAGTTATTAAAAGTTGTTAATGTTAAAGACAAGCAGATAGCAGAAGCTAAAGCATTTGCTGTTAAAGCAAAGAAAGTAGTAGAAGCACAACAAGAACAAAAGAAACAACTTGTTGAATCTGCACAGCGTAAAGAAATCATGCATGGGTTGATTGCACCATTAAGTAATCAACAGCAAGAGATTATGAAAGACTTACTGGAATCAGTTCAAACTAACAGATTACAATCTCAGTTTGACAAATATTTGCCAACGGTTATAGACGGCGAAGCACCAGAAAAAGCTAAAAAGGCTACACTTACAGAAGGCACAGAAATTACAGGCAATAGAGAAATAGTTCAAACTAGTAAAACAGTAGACGATAATGTCGTTGACATTAGACGTTTAGCTGGAATTTAATAAGGAGATATAATATGTCAGAACTACTAGAAAGTCGCTGGCAGGAGACCAAAGGTGCTCTTCTTGAAGGCCTAAATGGCAACAAGAAGGCAGTTATGGCAAGTACACTCGAAAACACTCGTAAGTATTTGTCAGAGGCAGCAGGCACAGGTGCAACTTCCGCCGGTAATATCGCAACACTTAACCGTGTTATTCTTCCAGTCATCAGACGTGTGATGCCAACCGTTATTGCTAACGATTTGGTAGGCGTACAGCCGATGACAGGACCAGTGGGTCAGATCCACACACTTCGCGTTCGTTATGCTGAAAGCAACGACAACGCAACAGCAGGTGAAGAGGCTCTTAGCCCATTCAAAATTGCAACTGCATACTCAGGTACGGGTACAGATCCGTCTGGTGTTGCTGATGCAACTGCAACCAAAGAAGGTGATCCGGGACGAAAAATGTCAATCCAGATCTTAAAACAGACTGTAGAAGCAAAATCCAGAAAGCTATCAGCTCGCTGGACTTTTGAAGCTGCACAGGACGCACAGTCCATGCACGGTATTGATGTAGAAGCAGAAATTATGGCTGCTTTAGCACAAGAAATTACCGCTGAAATTGATCAAGAGATCATTCAGAGCTTAACTACATTGTCTGGTACAGCCGCTCAGACTTATGATCAAGCTGCTGTGTCTGGTACAGCTACTTTCGTTGGTGATGAGCATGCAGCTCTTGCAGTTCAAATTAACAGAGTATCAAACTTGATCGCTCAACGTACAAGACGTGGCGCAGGTAACTGGGCTGTTGTATCGCCATTCGCGTTAACAATCCTACAATCTGCAACAACTTCTGCGTTTGCACGTACTACTGAAGGTACTTTTGAAGCACCAACTAACACTAAGATGGTTGGAACTTTAAACGGTGCAATGAAAGTATACGTCAACACATATGCTGGTGATAATGCTCCAGTACTTGTTGGCTACAAAGGTACTAGCGAATCTGATGCTGCTGCATTCTACTGCCCATACATTCCATTAATGAGCAGTGGTGTAGTGTTAGATCCATCATCATTCGAGCCAGTCGTGAGCTTCATGACTAGATACGGATATGTTGAATTATCTAACTCAGCTTCATCGCTTGGTAACGCAGCTGATTACTTAGGTAACGTTGCAATTACTAACGGTAACGTAAGCTTCAGCTAATAGTTAAACAACTAATTTAAATAGGCC